TTTCAAAATTGTAGAGACATTCGATACCTGATTAATAGCGTCTTGAATGTTTCTGGGTCTCTTCAAACCTCGAATCGCTTGTGTAAATGTATTTATAGATGATAGATAAGAGAGTAGTCCATTTGCTCCACCCGCTCCTTCGATGACGTTACCAGTTTTAGCTCCACTAACTTTGAGTTCATCATATGTAAATCCTACGGGCAGAGTGATAAGTTCGCCACTCGATTCCCATGCTTCTGTAATATTGCCTACTTGAACAGGATATGCACCTGACATCGTATATTTGTATGTGATACTTTCTGACTGAAATGAGTATACTATTACCTCTATAGTGGTAGCATAATCAGATTTATAGCCCATCTCAAAAGGTAGTTGTCCATCTACAGCAGAGATTGGACCAGCAGACGTATCGTAATTGATTATCTTTTGCATCCATCTGTGAAAGAACTTCAACACTGCAAAATTGCTGTCTACCATAAACACTGTAGGTAAAACGGGAAATGCCATTGACTGTGGTCTTCGTGTAATGGCTCCAAATGCTTGTGTCTGTATATCAACAGTCTGAACGTCTAGTTCAGGCAAAGTCACAGTTCTACAAAAAAACTCTAACTCTTTTGCTAGATTAAGACTCACTGAGTTATCTTCTGCACCATCTGCTATTCCTGTGAATCCAGGTGGGGGTATGATACGAACAAGAAACAGATTGTTTTGAGCCAACCCGTGCTTATTGATTTGTGCTGAGAATTCGTTGATATTGAATGACATGTTGTTATCCTATGTTTTTTCTGGAGTCTGCCCAGACTTGAGTTTTCGATGCTCCCTGGAATCTTTCCAGTGGTAAGAATAGAGCAACATCCCACTCAGACGGATAGATGTACATAAATCGACTTCTGAGTTGTGAGGTTAAGTATCTTTTGATACATGGTCTAAATTCTTTATATTTAGCCGCATTGTCTAGTAGCTTATAACTAAGTTTAAGTCGAGTAGACTCATCAAATCTAGTATTGGTCGCTGTATCGTACAGTGCGTCCATGAGTTTAGCACGTAAAGGTAGAGGTAAATAGTGCATGTTCAAACCGTAGAATCCGCCCTTAACCTTCTTAAATGGAAATACAAGAGGCATTCTATCAAAATATGGTAGAGTTTCTTTGTGCTTCGCATCATAGTAATACATATACATCTGACCAACCATAGGTCGTGCAGTTAATCTTTCAGCATCACCCTTCATGAGTTTACTGTCGTTTACTCTTCGATATTCTTTAGCAGTGTTACGATACCATTCACGTGCCTTAGTAGTACGTGCAGGTACCTGTCCTGTTCGAACACCTTTAGTTAGAATTTCGTCAAAGAGAGTTGCCATTAGAGTACTACTACACCTTCTTCGATTAGACGTTCACGATTTCTCATATGTGCCGCATCAACTTCTTCTTTACTACCACCAAAATATGGCACAGCGTGACCGTCTTCGATCATAATTTCAGTTAAACGCTTGATACTACCATCGTCTTGATCTAGTAAGAAGTCACCTAAGATGCGACCAAACTTACCCTTAGCATCTTCGCCACTCTTGTCTACTTCAGTCTTAAGTATCTGAATAGATCCAATTGGTAGCATATCTTTTACGTGTGACTTAGCGGCAAGACCAAACTTCTTCTCTACTTTATCTCTTGTTCTTGATTCGGGGGTGTCAATACCCATGACTCGTACTCGCTCACGGTGAAGCCAAACGCCGAATCCTAAATCGATATCAACATCTACTGTGTCGCCATCGACTACTCTTAATACTTTACATTTATATTCATACATGTTACTTTATTCCTAAATGATCTTCGTGCATTATCTGAAACTTCCAGCCTCTATCTAAACAGAATTCACGGGCTGCGTCCCACTTTGCTTGATTAATTCCCCAAGTCTTTACCTCGTTTATATATCTCTTAGTTGGCTTAGACCCATTCTTTTTTATCATAGGAGGTACTGTCTGATACTTAGGCTTTACCTCAATTAATATTTTATCTTTCTTCTTATCTTTATTTATCTGTTCCACATAGAAGTCTGGAAAGTATCTGTGTAATCTCCCATCGATAGGACTCTTATATGGTATAACAACCTCTTCGCTTGACCATTTCATAACATGTGGGTGTTTGTCTAAATAAGACATAAGCTTCAACTCCCAATGGCTCCGATAAATAATATTTGTCGGGTCACCTGCATATTTTGAGGGGTTTCTTGGTCGAAATTTTCCTTGATAAGCCATGTGAACTCATATAAATAATTGTAATTAGTCTAACTTAATATTTATACAGGGCAGAAAAATCATATGGCAAATTACAAATCAGTAACGCCTGCGGCGGCAGTGATTGACCAACGTAAAGAAAATCAAAATACAAATGCCGGTCTGTATTTTCCTAGCGACATTGGTCACCATGCGATGATTCTAAACTTTAAAGAATATGCGTATGGAGGGTCAGCGCACGTTGCTACAGTTGGTCAAGATAGCATCGTATTACCATTACCTAAATCACTACAAGATAACTTGAATGTTAAAGTTGGATCAGATGAGTTAGGTATACTCGGATCATTGACAGCAGAAGCCTCTGGTGGTGCATTAAGTATATCAAACCTATCAGATGCACGAAGTAAATTGACTAACATGTTTGGTAAAGGTGTACAGGCAGAAGAAGAAAGACTCTCAGACGTTGGCAGTATCGCAGATGGATTACAGTTAGCGGCAGAAAGTTCACTCTTTCTCGCTAGAGCAGGTCTCGGTTCTGTTGCACCAGATATAGCAAAGGGTATTAGCGCAGGAGCAGGTACTGCTATTAACCCGTATGCGACATTGGTATTTAGTGGTGTTGATTTAAAGGTGCATAACTTTGAGTGGTTACTATCTCCTGATACTCCTGCAGAATCAGAGACACTTCAAAAAATAATTAAAACAATTCAACGACACATTACACCAGAAATGCAAGATGTAGCAGGGTCTGGAGCTAGTGGCACATTATCACGTGGACTGATGAGATATCCTTCGATGGTTGATTGTTTCTTTCATGGCATAGATCATAACTATTTCTATAAATTAAAGACATCAATGATATCACAGTTTAACGTTGACTATGCGCCAAATGGTATTGCACTCAATAAAGGTGGTAGACCAAGCGCAGTAAGACTTACAATGGTCATGACAGAAGCCGCTATTCATACTAAATCAGATTATCAAATACCTTTAAATACAAACAATTCAGCCGTGACACCCGAAAGTACTTTAGTAGATGAGAATGGTAATCCTATTGCCAGAGCAAGTGAGGGTGCTGTGACCGAAGATAAAGGCGCTGAGGGCGCTACAATAACCAATCAGGTGAGCGTATAATGAGTTACTTTAGCAAATTCCCTTTAACTAAAAGAAAAGATGGCTTTGATGTGGTTGATATCACACGTAAGGCTAAAATAAAAGTATCTAATTCAGGTACTGCTTATCTACCATATACAGTAAAAGAAGGCGAGAAGCCAGAAGACGTAGCCTATTATTACTATGATGACCCAGAAATGGCATGGTTAGTTCTATCTATTAATGATATTGTTGACCCATACACACAATGGCCTAAAGACCAGAGATCGCTTAACAATTATATTATCAAACAATACGAAGCACAATCAGGTACCACAGGTCAAGCAGTCATAGATTGGACACGCAACGCAAGTATCACTACAAACATTAAATGGTATGAGAGCAAATACAATACGAATGTGAGAATTAATCATAAGACATACTCAGCATCACCTCAACCAGATCCAAGCTTTACCGCAGACGAATGGAATCCTATTCGAATATATGATTATGAATTTAGATTGAACGAAGAGCGAAGACAGATCAATTTATTTAATCGTGCATTCTTAGGACAAATTGACAATTTACTTGAGAAGAATTTAAATGGCGAATAATAAACTCGCATCACAGGCAGGGTTCTATGAACTTCTGTCAATGAAGATACGTCCTATCGAGGCAAAGCCGGATACTGGTATAGAAATAAGCCAGATCATTACTGCTTGGCATTTAAATGAGAGTATGTTTCGAACAAATATCACAGGCTCAGTCAACGTATTAGACGCAGAAGGAATTATTCGTACATTACCTATATTAGGTGAAGAAATATTAACAATCGAGTGGAGAGATTTCTTTGGTAATGTTGCTAAGAAACAATTCTTTTGTTATGGCGTGAGAGATTTAGGACCATTAGAAGATAGTAGCGAAAGTATATTAAGATATCAATTAGACTTCACATCAATCGAGCATTTAACTGCCGCACAGGGTGAAGTTCGACAATCATTCTCAAATCAATTAATCTCTGATATGGTACAATCTGTATTCGATACCTATTTCGATTCCAGCCAAAAGACAATCGAGATCGAACCCACTGTGGGGAATCAAACATTTGCGCTTCCGACCATGACGCCCGCCAGTGCGATGTACTTCCTCGCCAGAAAAGCCTACGGCGGTGAAGATTCTACTAATAATTATTATTTCTTCGAGACAAAAGATAAGTTCTTTTTCTGTACACCTGAATACCTATACAAGAAATACGAAGATAAAGTCAATAGCGAGAAACAATTAGACGAAAACAATCTATTATTCTATACAGTAAAGACAGCAGATGACAATACGCCAGCAGGTCAGCTAAGAAATCAACAAACAGTATCAGGACTATCATACGGTAATCCATCTAATTCTATTAATGAGATCAATGAAGGCGAATATAAGACATCAATGCTAGAGATAGACCTATTAAATAGAACAACGTCAAGAACAATTACAGAATATAATGATATCATAGACAGAAATAAACTAGACACACTCGTACTACCTCACTCAAAAGACTTTTTAGACAACAAAATGCCTGTGATAGACGAGAGATATGTATTAAAGGACTATAATGTACCTGGTATAGACAGGGGAGAGAATAGACATTATCCTTTTTATCGTGAGGTAATTAATTCGAAGCATCTATTTTCTACTGCTATGAGCAAATACAGTATTAATTGCACTATCAATGGTCGAAATCCGTTGATTCCAGGAATGGTTATTTTTTTAATGGTAGACCTCATAGAAGCTGGTGATCCTGGACGTCCAGATATAGAAAGAGATGGGCTGTATATGATAACAAGTGTAACGAATGCCTTCGTAGAGGATGAGTTTAAGCAGATGGTGACCATAACAAAGGGTGGTGTCTCTAGCACAAACGACCGAAGCCTATTTAAGGAGAAGAGATAATGAGTGGTGGATTTAGAAATCTACTGTGGTTCGTGGGAGTCGTAGAAGACCGTCAAGATGCCACTAATGATGGACGTGTGAAAGTGAGAGCATTTGGCATTCATACAGAAGACAAGCAAGCAATGCCTACTGCTGATTTACCCTGGGCGATTGTACTAGACGGATCATATGGTGGCATATACAAGATACCTGAAGTAGGCGACTGGTGCTTTGGTTTCTTTATGGACGGTGATGATGCTCAACATCCTATGGTGATGGGACGTATTCCTGGTATCAATCTACAGTTACCTTCTGAAGCTGGTACGCCTAGTGATGCTAACTATGTCCCTATAGAGTCTATGCCTAAGTATGGTAAGCCTCCTTTACATAGACATCTAGGTGGTGAAGATGCAGAGATAGGACAGGGACCATTACAAGCCGCTGCCGTTAAGGGTGGTATTAAGAGTGCTATTGAAGGCGAAGATTGGAATGAACCGCCTATTATATCACCAGAAAAGAATCTTGACAATACTGTATATACCAGTAAGAATGATAATAACTATGTGGTGTTGAGTGATAGTAGAGAGGGAGATGGTACATATATTCTTATATCACATGCCTCTGGTTCTGCTATACAGATTGATTCACATGGAACGATACTTGTCAAGTCTTTTGGAGACACTTATAATAGTTCCGAAGG